AAGCTTCGCCTGTAACAGGTACATTAGCATTTGCTATTACATTTTCGTCTCCAATAGATAATGTTAAATCTTGACCAGTAAGTTCGACAACTGCAGAACCTGTAACAACAGATTCACCGATTGAAGTTTCAATTAAAGCTTCTGCTCCAACGACAATGGTTGTTTGACCACCAGCAGAAATTGAATAGGGACCAATTGCAAAGGACATGCTTTCACCAGTCGGGAAAGCAGTGATGTCAGGTAAGAAGACAGTAACATCTCCTTGAGTAGAAGAAACAGCTTCACCAGTTGGGAAGACGGTAGCTCCTGTTGCTGTTGCAACAGAGCCTTGAGCACTAGATAAGATTTGTCCAGTAACAGTAACATTAGCATCCCCACTTATGGTTGCGTTACCAATTACTGAGTTAAGAGCTTGACCTGTTAGAGAAACAGTAGCATTTCCTACAACTGTGGTTGTACCAAAAGCTGTAGATAATGCTTGTCCAGAAACAAGAACGATAGCATTCTTACTTCCTTGAGCACTAAACGAATCTTCAGCAAAGGTTGTAGTTCCAAAAAACATAGTTGTATCTTAGCCCAACTACAACAAAAGCTAAATACTTATATTAAGATATTCTTAATATAGCGTTAGATGCGTCTGCTGTTGGGAACTGAATTGTAAACGTGCCTGATGTTGAAGTCTTCACTGCACCAAAATCTAAAACCATTACCGCTGCATTTGTATTAGTAGTAGCAGAAGTATTAGAATTATAGATCACGGCAGCTTGTGCTGAAATTGTAGCACTGGTGAAACTTAAATCAGCAAAGTCAATAAATGCTGTTGCACCTGACCCCGAAGCACCTTGATTTGTTAATGCACCACCGCCCGCAGAATAAGAACCTGATGCACTTACTTCATTAGAAGTTGTGTATGCAGTGGTTGTATTACTGAGAGTTGCAGATGCGTCATACAAAGCAAGCTTAAATGCGTCTCCACCAGAGGATCTAAAATCATGCTCGCCTTCCAATAGTTCAACTTTAAAACTATCGCAGACTGCTTGTGTAATTGCCATCTTTATTTACCTCCGGGATCTACTGATCTAAGAGGAATACGGAGGACCCCATCTGCGTATTCATCTCTGCGTTTTCTGCCCATTTGAGTTTGTGCTAAATTTTGCACTGCCTGAGCATACTTTTGTTCGTATAATTGCACATATGGAGGATTTTTCAAGTAGGAAAAAGCTTCTGCTGTTGTGCCATAAATTAAAACTTCGGGTGCGTTGGTAGACAACCAAGTAGTTGTGTTAGAACTAGATAAATGATCAGGTGTTTTGTTATACCATAATTCAATCTCATAAGCTAAATCGGGTGTAGGAGCGAATATCATCGTATTCTGATCCCAGTTTGCATAATATTTTGGCTTTCCTGTGTCGGAACGATCCACATTATACTCATCAATAAAGGTAGTATCCCTTTGTTCTAGCCATGTTCGATCCCCCGTAATTTGATCTTTTATCTGAACTCCTCGCTCAAATGCAAAATCATCAGGCATCGTGATAAAAGGACTACCAATGGTGAAACTAGAAAACTGAAACTTTCGAAAAGCATCGAGGTCAAGTTCTCTTTGAATTTTGTTTTCTACATTTACAATAAATACATCAATAATAGAATCTGATAATACTTCAGACCCTACTTCTGTGTAGTTTCTTACATTTGTTAATAGTTCAGAATAATTCATGAGATCACCACTGTTACTGTGCCTGCTGCTACAGACATTTTTGTATCTTTATTTTTAGTCAATGGTTGCATTCCTGTCGATAAAAAAGTGTTGATGCTTGTGCCGTCTGTTGGTGGGTACACTGTTGTATCGGCAACCTGACCTTTAGCCATTTGTAAAGCTTCACGGTCTGTTGATTGTTTTTTTGTTTGAATTAATTGTGGATGCTTGGGCTCGAATTCTGAAACATGGACAATGGAACCGTTCCATTCTTTCACCATTTCTTTATAGGGGAAAGCTGCTCCCGAGCGATCGGATATTCTTTGTGAATATTTACCTGTTGCGTATTTTGCCATTATGAACCTACAAAGTAATTTTGAGGTGTAAGGAATACACTATCTCTACCACCGTCAGTATCTGCGGCTCTTTTCCAAACATCTTCGTATTCAAATTTTAAATCTGCCATACGTTCAGGAGCTTTTTTCATTGCAATGTAATATGCAAGTCCTGCTACTAAACAAGGATAAAATCTAAAAGGTAAATCGGTCGTGTTTGTGTATGCTCCCGCATCTTGTATTCTAGTTAAGGCGTTGTAAACAATCGTATATGATTGATCCGCCGCCGGATAAAAGTACATGACTGGATTAATCTGACCGTCGAAAAAGAACTGAGTTGGTCTTCCTGTTGTTGATTTAACGGGAGTATTTAAGTATTCAGCTCTACTGATTTTATCCACGGTGTAATCAGTGGTTCCATCTCGAACAATAACATCCAAAACATCAACGATATCAGAAGCAAAATCAGCAGTGTTACTTTGATCATTTGTGGATATTGTGGCCGTTCTTTGTTTAATCGTCCAAACATTAATCCCACGGTTTGCCCATTCAGCAAACATGATATTAAGAACGCGTCTAGCAGAGTGTATGTCATATCCAGTACGAGTCTGAAGACCACATCTCTCATATGCTTCTTCTATAGCATCATCAATACTTAGATTAAAATCAGTTGTTCCCGAAGTTGCCATTATTTTTTCATTTTCTTAACAGAACCACCATACATGTAACCCTTGACCATTCCGCCCTTCATCATTTTAACGGGAGATTTGCCACCTGTTTTCATGTAGGTTTTTTTCTTACAATTTGCTGCCATCATAGACTCCTTTGTGCTTAAGGCACAATGTATCAAAACCTTCTAGAAAATTCTACTTTGTTTTTCTCTTTTTTGGTTTCTTTTTTCTTATCTTTTTAGAGGGTGGGTTGGCTATTTGCTTAGCCATTTGAGATCTACTAATTGTCATTTTTAGGCATATTTTCTTTTAGCCATGAAATATCTGTTTTTATAGCGGCCAAATCTTCCTTTATGCTTAATAACATTTCAGGAATGCCCATGGTATCTGCTTCTAGGCGAGTTACTCTGTTTTCTAAATTAGTCCACGCAATCACAACAATGGCAAATAAAATGATCCATCTAGTAGCTAGATTTCCCCAGTCTTTTATTTTATCTATCATTGTTTAGCGCTCATTCCGTTTAAAGGATTGTTTAATGCTTTATTTATACTTAAGTTTAATTCATTTTCAATGATTTTTAATTCATCAAATATCTCTCGCGTATCTTCTTTTTGTCTGTCTTCGATGTCATTTACTATTTCTGTAATGTGTCTGATATCATTATTCATGGACCTCAGATCAGTCTTCATGTCATTCTTTAAATCTTTTGCAACATCCGCCACTAGAGTAATTTCATCAAGAATAGAGTCTATTTCTGTTTTCAAAACCGCTATTTGTTCGTCGTAAGATGATAGATCAGGTGCTGTATATTCTTCTATTTTAGCTTTCATATCTAAATAGTCATCGTAGAACTTGTAACCAGTCCAACCACCACCGATAATTGCACCTATTAAGGATAAGATAATGAAGAATTTACCTCCACTGAACTTCATCCCCTGATACTCAATACTGGGCATTGATCATCTCCTGAATAGTATTTTCCTGCGCCATATCAAACAACATACCATATTGATCTTCAATTGTAACAGATAAATAGTCATTAATATCTGTATCAACGATTGTTGATTGTGTATCAAAAAAGGTTTTAGTATCTCCTAGTATCTGCATAACGATTAGGGTTTTGGTCTGAGCAGTATCGTCATATCTTTCTTTGTCGTCGATTTCTTTGACAATTTTAGTTGCTGCTTTTTCTTTTGCTGTTGGTTCTTCTTTTGTTTCTTCCTTTACTTCTTCTACAGGAGATTCTTCCTCAACTGCTTCTACGACAATTTCTTCAACAGACTCCTCAACGATCTCTATTTCAGCTTTTATTTCTTCTTCCATAGATTCTATTTCTGGTTTCATGTCTTCTATTTTCACATCTATTTCCACTTCGACAGTTTCATAAGTAATCTCTTCTTTTGGTGGCTCGATAGGAGTAAACTCTACTTTTCCCGCATCATCAATTTTAATATCATTATATTCAATGATTTCTTCAATTAAGTCTATTTGAGTAGGGTCTGTAAGATTTAAATAAACTATTTCTTCTACGGTAGTTATCTGCTGTTCTATAATTGTAGATATAACGTTGTAGAAAACATTGACGGACACGTCGTCAAACAAAGGACCGACGGCAAGATTAATATCTCTACCACCTATTTCGATAGTAATCTTATTTAGAACGCCACTGAAATCGAAAGACCCATTATATGATTGGTAACCTGATGATATGCCAGATTCAGACAGGATGTCAGTGCCTGAAAAGACGGTAGTCCCTCCACCAGTTCCTGTAACGTGCATGTAGATTCTATCTTGATCATCTTGTTTATCGACTTTTATGGAATATGTAACTTTACCACCGTTATCTATATTTAAATTAGAAATGTCAACTTCTTGATAAAAAGTTGAACCCATACCATCGACACCCATAATAGATTTATCATTACCACTGCCTGTAATTTCTGCACATGTGTCGGTTCCTAAATCACCACAATAGGTACCTGATGGTATACTTGCGGGACCCTCACCTCCCCAGTCATAGTCCATATCACCTTCGTATCTTTCAATAGATAAAAAACCTTCTTCGTATTCAAGAATATCACCGGAATCTTCATTAGTAACTGTGGTTGTGGTGGTAGTTTTTGTTGTTGTGGTAGTGAAGATAATTTCTGTACCTTTATCTTCTTCCGTCTTTTCTACAGTGACTTGTTCCTCTACAGTAACGCCCGGAGTACAAAGTCCTTCGGCATCAGGTAAACAGGTATCTGCTTTAGAGGATAAGGAAACCAGTAGCAATAATAAACAAAGTTTTAAATAATAAAGCATTGTCAGCATCACTGAACTCCTTAGGTTCTGGTTTGTTGGCTTGAACGTATTCTGTTTTGTATTTACTTCCGTCTGGAATTTCATCGGGGTTATCAGTCCAATATTGAGCTGCTTCGGCTCCTATAGATCCTCGTGCAGGGCAAGGAGTGCCTGCATCGGTCATGGCGTCCCAGACTCGTGAATCTTGACATAATATACTCACGGCCGCAACTTTCATACCGTAGGCATACATAGACCGTGATAATTTTAATTTTTGACACAGCTCATCGTCAATAACGACGCCTGTAGCTACTCCGACAACGTTGTTTTGAACTGAAGCTCCGACACCCACCTTACAAATATCACTATTATTGTTCATAATAGTAGGTGCATTTGCAGTGGGAGGAGTAGAATTTGTTACTACCGTACTTGATACGGTATTGGTTTCGGCAAGAGCAAGACTAACGGTCAATATAAACATCGCTATCGCCGCGATGTATATCAACCAATCATGCTTCATTTAACACTTCCAACGTTTACGAGCTTGTCTTAATCTTGAATTTGGATCTTTAGCTGCTTTGGGAAATTGTTTCATTTGACCCGCAGAACGAGCACAATAAGATTTTCTTCTTTTAGCATCTTTACTGCCGGGTTTTACTTTTCCTGTTACAGCGGTTTTTAACTTTGAACCGGGGTTTTCTTTTCGGTATCGAGCAACTCCCGCCTTGGTCATTCCCGCCCCACTTTTTGTGGAGCGGAAATATTTTTTAGTTTTCGGTGGTTGTTTGTCCGCCATTATCCTGTGTAGAATACATTAACCGTACAATTAACAGTGGTTACATTTAAGTTAGACTTAAACACAACACCTTGTTCAGCAATGTTCATTGCTACATCTGAGGTGCCTCCTGTTACAGCTACGTTAAAAACGGCAGATCCACCGTCATTAAAGGTTACAGTGCCATTACTTGCGCCCGGACCTATAATAAATCCTTTTAAACGAGAACGTTGAGCGTTTATTGTAGTGGTGGCGTTAGCCGCCGCACCTTTAATGAGAATATCACTATCGAAGGCCATTGTTTACCTCCTTACGCTACTGTTGCGCCACTATTAGCAATAATAACCCAACCAATTGTGTTAGCATAAAGTAACATCACTGTGTCGTTTGCATCATTAAAAGTAATTGTAGTTCCATTTGCAAAAGTAGTTGGAGTTAAAGTTCCATTTCCACCATCAACAATCATAGTGATAATTTTGATTTGACCAGCAGTTCCATTTGCAAGTGTTAATGCGTCAGCACCAGTAGTAGTTAATTCAGTTACTAAGTTAGTTGTATCAACTGCACCTGCACCTGATAAAGATTGAACGCCACCAGTAACTCCCTTGCCATAAGTAGCATTGGTTGTGACAGTTCCAGTAGTTTCGTTTTTGGTTACAAAATCGAAACCATTTTCGGATCTTACTGGACCTGAAAAAGTAGTATTTGCCATTATAAACCTCCTAGGTTGTATAGACCGATCACATGGTCTCTATACCGTCTGACTAGCTCAGTCCATGTAATCTATGTTATGCTAGTAATTCTATTAAAACATAAAAAAAGGGCGGATACAACCGCCCTTTTTGAAAGTATTTGTTTATGAAAAAACAAATGTTCCTATTAGGAACCTTGTGAACCGTATACACAACGTGGATCTGAGAAACCGAAAGAATATCTCTCTCTAGCTTTGTATCTCACGTTACCTGTATCGAAATCACCTTCCATAGCTGTCGCTAATGGAGTTCTCACGAAGTGCTTGAATCCATTAGGTGAGTCGGTCATGATGAAGTATGCATCAGTATCTGTTAGATAGTGATTTACTCTATAACCTTCAGGCAACATTGACATGTTCACTAATGCGTTGATGTCATTGTCGGCTGTACCTGTTCTCAATGTTGAGTTAAGGATTCTATCCGCTACGAACATTAATTGAGGTGGGACAATCATTTTTCTTGCTTGTACAGCAATCTTTAGTCCTCTCTCATCGATGAATTGAGAAATGTCAATCATCGCCTGCTCAAGTGATGTTTCGTTAAGGTCTGCATCGGTTGAGTTTCTATTTGAGAACGAACCACCACCTGTTGTTGGGTGTGCTGTGTTCACAAGAGAAACGCCGTCACCACCAGCAGAAGCGCCGCCTGTAAACGCATTATTTAATACGTTTGCTGCTTTGATCTGCTTTGTGTGTGCCATTGATCTTGCCAATGCTTTTGTGTAACGAGCTGATAATCTGTCATAAAGATTATCTTCCACAGCTTCTTCAGTAATAGAGAATGCTAAAGCTACGGTTTCATGTGAATAACGTGCTGTGTATGCTTCGTTTGCAGAGTCAAATGTTACTGCTGCGCCCTCTTGCTTCACAGGTGCGTTACCAAAACCTGTTAACATTACTTCTTCTTCGAAAGCTCTGTCTGATGATTCTTGATTAAAGATTTCAGCGTGTTCGTTTTCGTACTTTTGATATTCCAAGCCAAACAGTGCGTTTAGACCCGGCTCCAACTCTTTAACGAGTTGACTTCTAGATATAGCCATAGATTAACCTCCTATACGCCTGCTGTATTTGGTGCATAGAAATGATCGTTGATCTTTACGATTAAGTTAGCGTTATCGCTACCTAAATCGCTATTATCTGGATCTGCTGTCACACCAACTACTCTCAACATTAAGTCTGTTGTAGCAAGAGTTGATGAGTCTAATTCACCACTTGATATACCGTTCGTTGTGTTACCGTTTGCGTTTCCAGCAACATCAGCGTTCATTCCAATTGAAGTCTGAGCAGAAGTACCATCAGCCTGAATCAAAAATAATTGATTGGGGTCATCGTACACTCTGATCTTAATATCAGCGGAACCTTGAGTTGTAGTTGTATCTGGAAAGTAATTAGAAAATGTCGGCTTACCGTCTGCTGCTGTATATTCAATACCGCCTGCAACACCCAAAATTTGAGTATCGCTGTCGCCTGCAACGACTACGTATCCGTCAGATCCTAGTTTTACAACTGCACCCTCAAAAATATTCCCTGAGTTATTACCAGACTTCACAGCGTATGTGGAAAAACCACATGAGTTATAGTTTCCGCCTAATTTTGCAAGTGGGCGTAAACCAAAGGCTGCGTCTTTATTTGCCATAGTATATACCTCCTAAGTATATTTTAGTTAATTAATCTTCGGTTGGCTTTGGGCCTCCGAAGCTTACTCTACTTTGCCTTTCCCTATGGATTGGCATGTTAGGGTGCTCGTCTTTCATTAAGTCGTTATCAACACTCTGCATTTGGCCTTCTGTTTGAGACTTGAAGTACGCATCACGTTGCTTCTTAATCTCAACTGGACACCGCATAAGAATAAGTCCCCCTATTCCTATGACGCCTTTGAACTTTCCGTCGGCTATTGCCGGTATATCAAGACGATCGCCGTATGTATCTGATTTAACAAATTCATACCCTTGTCTTAACCTACCGTTGACATTCTTATCGTCAGGTATTCCACGATATTCGTATCTTACCCATCGATGATGCCAGCCTTCGTCAGGTTGTGGCGCTTCGAGTGATGAAGGTGGTACCCATGCTTTTGGTCGAGCTTCCGTTTCACGGGTTTCCAACTTGCGTGAAGTTTTGTTTATCTTAGTTTCATTTTCCATATTATTACGCCTCCTTCACGTATCTAGCGTACTCTTCTAACGGCACACCTAGCCTTTTGGCTATTGCTACCTGTGAGGGTGTGAGCCTTACAGATCTGCGTCCATCTTTATTTACGCGCTTCGCAGAAGCAACCGTTTGGACGGGTTTCGATTGCCTTCCGACATTTGCCTCACCGGAAAATTTGTGAGGAAACTCTTTTCTCATTCGAGAATTGATTTCATTATAGTATTCATCTGACTGTGCGTCAAATCCTTCTTCTTCAATAAGTTTTTTATGAATTCCGAAGGCAGCGTACGTCATGGCCTCGTCCTGACCAAACCACGCGTTCTCTCTTGCCCATTTTTCCGCTTTTGGATCGGGTTGTTGAGGTTGTGGTTGTTGATACTGCTGTGGTTGTTGAGGAATTGCCTGTGTTTGAGGTTGAGCCGCTTTCTCTTCTTCCAATCTCTTTGTTGCTTTAAG